AACCGTTGGGCCGCCTCCGGTGAAAAAGTCCCAGATGCCAGAGCCTGCGCCCTTGATGGCATTAAGCAGCGCATCGCCAATCGTTCCAGCAGCAGCTATCCCACCATCTATCAGCGCCTGCAGAGCCGCCACAAACGCCGTGATAAGAGCGCGCATGATAGCGCTGGCCATGTTTTTAAGGCCATCCCAAAGCGCGGATAGAGCGGCAAGCAAGATCGGCGCGAGGTTATCACCCAAGGCCCGCATGGCCGTAAAGAACTGCGCCACGCCATCAATTAGCGCCGCAGGGTCGCCCTTCCATAGGCCTTCCAGAACTCGCCACAAGCTCTTGCCGACATTGATGATGGCATTGAACGTGCCTAGGACATTATCCTTCCAGCGCGCCCATGGGCCAATCATAGCGCCAATCAGGCTTTCCCCGCCTTGGAGCCACGTAAATACGTCTTCCAGCGCCAGAGCAATCAGCGCCGCCACGGCTGCGAATTGAACACCGGCTGCGATCATAGGAGCCAATGCTACCCCAGCCATAAGCCCCAGCGCGGCAAGCGTGGCAATCATCAGGCGAACAGCATTATCTGCCCCGCCTACTACATCGATCACCTTGTTGATGCCGTTTTCGACCGCGACCATGGCGTCAATGATGATTTTTGCCATCTTGGGGATGAACATAGTTTGCCGATTAAGCCTATGCACAAGCCGATCCCAATGGTTCCCCACAATCTGTGTAGCCTGCCCGAAAGCCAAAGGCATTTTAAGCATATCACGTTCGATCTCTGGAGCCATGGCCTTAAATGCTTCTGCCAGCTTACGCGCCGTCAATGCGCCAGAAGATGATAGCTCGAAAAGCTTGTCAGTCGTAGTGTCCAACTGTGCCGCCAACTTGTCCTTAAAGTCGGTAGACATTGTCTCCATGAATGCCTTGAACTCGTCGCCGTCTAACTTCCCCTTTTGGAAGCCTTGAGAAAGCTGGATCATAGCGCTAGCGGCCTCTTCAGCAGTAGCACCGCCGATGACAAGGGCATTTGAAATTGCATCAGTGATTAGCAGCACATCCTCTTGGGTGCGCATGTAGTCCTTTGTAGCGCCTGCCAAGCGAATATAGAGCGTGGTGTATTCGGTGATGCCTTGCCGCGCTTTGTCAGCATGTTCCGCCACCCTATCGAAAGCTTCCGCAGCATCCCCGATGGTTTGCGGCAACATTCCGATACGCGCCTGCAAAGACTGCATCATGTCCGCAACAGCGACAATCCCACGCGCCGCAGCAAAGCCAGCAATGGCAGCGCCAATAGCAGCAAACGCATTGGCAGCGCTTTCAGCCTCGCCTTTGATCCGGTGCAAGCGCCCGTCCACGCGGTCAAGGGCGCTATTGTCAACGCTGAAGCCGAGACGTGTGATTAATTCCCGAACAATCATTGACTAGCCTCCTTGGCCTGCGCCGCTTGTATATCCGCCTGCATATCCATCAGGGCGTTAATGGCCAGAATGTCCGACACAGTAGCAACGCCGGTCTTAACTTCAGTCAGCGTAAACTTGCCGGCCAGAATAGGACGCCACACCCACAAATCCCGCTCTAGGTCGGGATGCAGCGCCCCATACTTCTCTAGCCCTTCTTGCCCGCCAGATCGGCCAGATTGACGCCAAAGCGCGCCGCCAGCTTCTGAAAAAAAGGGCCGAACTGATAGCGCCCCACCTCGAAAGCCAGCTCGAAAAAGTCGAACAGGTCTTCATGCGAAAAGACTATATTGACCGATGCCTCATCCTTGATGAACTTCTTGGCCTCGTTCGCGTAAACTCGGCTTTCAGCCATCATCGGCATGACAATTTCGTCCAGCACTTCAGGCGGGAACACCTCGCCAATCTGTGCCACATCCAGATCGGCCAGCCCCTTGCCACCCAGAGCGGCAAGCAAGGGGGTCGCCCGCTTGGTGATTTGCAGGAACATCTTGGACGCGGCAAAGGCGTTCATAGGCTGCGCGGTAAACTCACGATTGCCCATGATGAACGTCTGGGTCATCAGTTGCCCCCGTGAACGATGGTCAGATCAGCAGCGTCAAACACCCAAGTGCGCTCGCCCACTTCCTTGCCGAACGTGGCTTCGGGCATGGTCTTAACCCAGCATTGCGAGGCATAGGCCAGCGAAGCGCCAGATCCATCAATGATCGAAATGGGGAACGTGCCCAGACCATCGGCCAGCAGGTTGTCAGCCGCAATCAGTGCCGACAATTCAGCGTTCGCGCCACTGGTTTGCAGGAGCTTGAATTCAAACGTTCCGCTCTTGTTAGCGTTGCGCGCTCGTCCAACCTTGCCATCAATGCCCACCTTTTTACTGGACATATCCTCATCGCGCTTAGCTGCGATAGCATCGCCATCAGAAAAGCCCCGCAGCGATACGCCAGAAACGCTAACGATAACCTGCGAGGGGTCATAAGTTCCGGTCAAAGAAGCCATTGTCTAATCTCCCTTACAGCGAATAGGCCAGAGTGCCGGTGATGGTCGTGGCATGGATAGCGCCAGCCAAGCGGGCCTTGAACGAAAGCGCCAAAGTGCGGGTTGCCTTCACAGCGCTGGATACATCGGCGGCCTTGGGATAGGTGATCGTAAAGCCGGGGACGTTTGCGCCGGTAGCGTCCAGTTCATCGGGAGCGATGCCGCCCACGCGATGACCTTCCGCAAGCGTTGCCCGCAAGTTGTTCACGCAAAGCTGGATGCCTGCATCGGTATAAGGCACCTTGTCGCGACCAATCATCATGGTGACCATGTTGACCTGGATTTGATCCTTCAGCCAATCGCGGAAGCGGATAACGTCGATCCACTCGCCCGACATAACCTTGCCCGGTGCGGTCAGCGTCAAGCCGGTCTGATAGAAGTCGAACGTGTTGCCGCCCTTCGCGTGAACCGTAGCGCGCTGGGTGCTGGTCAGATTGTCCGAGGTAATGCCAGAAAGCGACTTCAAAGCCCATGTTTCCGAACCGCTTTGGATGGTCAAGCAACGCCCAGCCAAGGCAGCATCAGGGAATTCAGTGCCAGCGTTTGCGCTGTAAATCGCGGCGGTGCGATTGTAACCCAATGCCCGCAACTGCGAAAACAGATCATCGGTCGTTCCGGAAACCAGGATGCCCGCTTCGCTGCTTGCCGTGTTAAACAGCTTTTCGGTCGTTTCCGCCCAAGCCGCAGCCGAAAGCTGGATTGCCTTGGTGCGCTCGGCCAAAACCAAGCCATACCAATCAGCGTCTACGTCAAGAATGGCGGTCAGGTCGGCGGAAACCGTGGCACTATCGCCAGTGATTGCGCCCCATGCCAGACGACTGCCAAGCACAACAGCGCCAACCGTGGCCGAGTTCCACTCAAGCGAGAGGGTGGAGCCCACCACCGTGCCGGTGATGATTTCATTCGTATCAGCCGCAATTGCAGCGGCAAGGCCGGTCACAATCTCGGTCGCCGTCGCGCTGCTATCAGCCGTATAGCTGTAGGCTTCACCCGCAACCGTGATGGTGTAGGTTGCAGCATTCACCACGCTGGAAACCGTCACAATGGCGCTATCCACAGTGCGGCGGCCAACCTTGACCTGCGCTGGCTTGGGATCTTGCGCGAAGCAATCGGAAACAGCCCGCAGCATAACCGGCGGGAGATTGTCACCCTCGGCTTCGGGGTAATTTTCATAGATCTTGACCAAATCAGCCCAAGCCATATGCGGGCCAACAATCAAGGGAATGCCGAATTCACCGGCAGAAACGCCCGTCGATTGCAGGGCGATGGAAACATTTGCGATATTATCAAGCGATGCCATCGTGGCTCCCCTTAGCTTAGATCAACGTCAATGGTCCCTGCCAAATCAGGGTCGTAATTCGGTAATGTACTATCTGTAGCAAGTTCCGTGCCAATTTGCACGCCTTGAATTGTGCCAACCTCATCAAGAGTGCGGACGCCATAGCGAATGAACAGATCAACCGCCGCCCGTGGCTCGATATGGTCGTTATCCATGCGAAACGGGATGAACCCCACCGCGCCCAGATCATAGACAACCATGTCAGCCGCCCGCCATTGGTCTAGGACCGTTACGCGGCTCATGTCGTCTCGGAAGTCGCACACGTAATCCTGCGCCGATGGGCCAATGCGCTGGACGGTGAGAGTTTCCTCTCTCACTCCGTTGATGGTCAATTCGCCATCATCGTTCACGCCTTGGCTATATTCATCGGTGCCCAGCGACCGGCGAGCATTAAGCCGTAGCGTCCAATAAGCCCCAGATGGCCGAGGCGCGTTCTGGTCTGCCCAGATAACCGGCTCAGGGGCCACCAGAGGCGCGATTATGCCGTAGATGGTATCCCTACGGCTCATGCGCCATTGCCTAGCCGTGCGCGGATATACCAGCCATTCACGCGCACAGTCGCGCTTGCATCCGTCCAGATTTTCAGCTCAGCCGGATTTTCCGCAATAGGCGCGCTGCCGATGTAAAACGGGATATTGGTTACATAGTGATATGTGCCGGTCGTCTTGAATTGCGCCTGCGTAGGCTCAATGTCGAATGCCGATGCATGGCCGATAGCCATATCCAGCCGCAGCCGCACAACCTGATTTGCCGCAGTCGTGGTAATGGATAGATCGGCGCGAATATCCACCATGGAATAAACAGGCAGGTCGGCGAAGTCGAATTGCCCCGTGCTGGCGTTCCACAGTCGATCTACGCCATCAGGAAGCGCGGATGTCAGCGTGTAAGGCCCAAGCCCGTCATTGGTCAACTTAGTCCACGTGCTAGACGTGATAGACGCAGCCGCAATGCCGGTCGCATAGTCGTTATAGTCAGCAAAGCCTACTGGCCTCGCCAGCTCCTGCAAAGCCTCGATCTCGCTCTTGGCTGTGGCAAAATTCGCCCGAACGCTGGCGGTAGTGGGGTTGCTGAAAACAGGCTTGGTTACATCAATGCCGCTTGCCATCATGGCCTCACTAGGTTGCCAGCCAGCCAATCGGCCTCACTGGTGAATTTGAAAATCTTGGCCGCCGTGTATCGGTAGTGATTGATCACGCCCGATTGATTGGCGTCTACGTCGGTCAATTCGTAACCCCACCCCTCACTGACAATAATGTCAGGCTGGATAGCGTCATCGGTAGACGTTACCTGCAATTCAAGCGCACAGTAGACCTTGCGGAAGTCGGAAAGCCGCCTACCCTCCGGCAATGGCTGCATCCCTGAATTGGCTGGCATGGGCTGGACGCTGGCCTGCACAGTCATCGCCAACCGCGCCCCAGCTTGCCAAACGCCGTCCACATACTCGCCCGCAGTCTCCCGCAAGATCAGATATGGCTTGCGAAAGCTCATGCCGTCTTGGCCCTCACGCTGATTTGCACCGCGTTCACCATCGCGCCGGTATCGACAAGGGTCTTTTCAGATCCCTTCTTGCGCGCAACAGTGACAGGCGAAAGCCGAGGCAGGAAGTCGCGGTCGGTAATGGTGTTTTTGATCCTGTCAGCCTGCTTTTGGCCGATGATGGTCAGAGTTTGATGCGCCGTCCGCTTGCCCTGCAGCAGGCCCATGGATTGCTTGGTAAAGTCCGCCTGAATATCGGCGCGGTTTTCATCGAATGCCGTCCGCATAAACGGGCGCGAGTGAATGCGGTCAGTGCCGTATTCGTTATCAGCGGCATATTCCGCGATGGGGTGGCCCTCGTTTTCCGAACCGGCAAGAATTCCGACTGCCACTTCCATGCCGCCTGCCATACGCAACTGTGCGCGGATAGCGTTGTAGCCAAGGTCGCGCTCGGTCACACGGGCCATCAGATAACCCCTCGAACCATGATCCCAACGCCGCCAGCCTGCGTCAGCGCAAGATACTGCTGGCCATAGGCCGACTGCCCCAGCCATGTATCAGAGGCCACCATAGCGCCGTATGTGCGCTGTAAGTCGCCTTCTTTTTCGCTCGTCACGTTGCCGCTTGCGAATGCCCCTCCCGATGTCGTCAATTGCGACATGGCCAGCATATGCGCGGCATACAAAGCCAAGGCCATGTTGGCGCGTTCGGTATCAAGGTAATCGGTGCGGATGATATTTCCGGCCACAGTTAGCCAAGTGCCGACAGTGGTATCATTCACCGTGGCATATTCGCTGGCCAGCAGCCGGAAATATTCAAGCGCGGTCATTATTCGCCCGATGCTTCCGTTTCGGTAGGCTCGGCCACGGCTTCCACCTTGGCAGGGCGGCCACGCTTGGCAGGCTCTGCAACCGGCACAAGTTCCGCCGTGTCGATAGCGGTTTCAAACTCGGCGGGGATCTCTTTCGTCTCGCCGGGGGCAATGCGGACGCCACCAACGCTATGCAGGCGGGCCGATACGTTCGTTACTTGCATGTGTCACCTCATGGAATGCTCATGCAAGGATAATGCCAAACCACTTTTTTTGCAAGCCGATTGAAGTCACAGCTATCTTGGTGTAGTCTTGCGGCGCGGATAGGTTGATCCCCGAAAAGATCGTCGCTAGCGATCCTGCCGCTCAACACCTAGCGGGCTATCTAGCGAGGCCAATCATGAACGATTTTTACGTGTATCTGCATCGGAGAAAGTCCGATGGTGCGATTTTCTATGTCGGCAAGGGGCGCGGCAATCGGGCTTGGGTAGAGACTGGGCGCAACCAGCATTGGCAGAATGTGGCCAATAAGCATGGATGTGATGTTTCGATCTATCGTGATAAATTAGCCGAGGCTTGCGCATTTTCTATTGAGCGTATTTTGATTGCATCAATTGGGCGCGACAACCTTTGCAACCTTACCGATGGTGGGGAAGGCGCTAGCGGGTTTGTCAGGCCGCGAGAAGTTGTTGAGCGTATGGCAGCGATGCATCGCGGCATGAAGCGATCAGAACAATCTCGCCGGAGGATGAGCGAGGCTCAGTTAAATTCCACCAACCGGCCAGACAACAGCGGAGACAAAAACCCTTCAAAGCGCCAAGATGTGCGTGATAAAATGTCTGCCGCTAGAAAAGGGAGGTTCACAGGAGACGATAATGTATCAAGACGTCCTGATGTTCGCGCTAAACTATCATCGAACAATGCGATGAATGATCCAGCCAATAGAGCTAAAGTCTCTGCGGCCTTGAAGGGGCGTAAAGCCCCATGGATAATGGGAGACAATCACCCAAACAAAAAACCTGCCGCGCGCGAACATTTATCAAAATTAATGAAAGGAAGGAATGCCCCTTGGGCGACAGGATCTAATGCCCATAATTCTCGTTCAGTTGTGTGCGATAATGGCTTAGAGTTTGATACAATTACAGATGCGTCTAAATGGGTTTGTAAAACATACTCAAAATGTGCAAAGAATATAGTTTCTAAAATCTCAGAGGCATGCAAGGGTAGAAGGAAAACGGCCTACGGCCATAAATGGAAATTTAAATAAAAAGGGAGGGTTTTACCCCTCCCTCTCTACTGAATTACAATTTGTGTTACTTAAATACCATCGGTATATGCCAAAGCAAGGGGGTAATATACCACCACGCCGCCCACACGGCTCTCCATCGGTACAACAAATTCCAGCCCCTGCTGCTGCGGCGTATAAGTCTTCAGCATCATCGGAATTTCGAGCGTCAGGTTGTCTGCGGTGATCTCACCGGCATACATGCGGTCAGCACCCGAAGCGCCTGCGCCGTCCAGTTCCAGCACAGCTTCGAACGAAACGCCGGGGTTATTGCGCTGCAAGAATTCCAGCACAGTGGTGTCGGTGCCGGTGTCATTCTTCAGGCCCGCGATGTAGCTCAACTGCTCCAGCGGCATCCATACGGCATTGGCCTTGTGAATGTCCTTGGACAGGGTGCGCACAAGGTTGATCAGCGCCTGAACGTCACGCACAATCTGCGCGGGCGTCTTGGTGGTGAATGCCTTGCTGGAACCCGTGCCATCAGCGGTCAGCGTCAAAGCGGGGATGTTGGCGTTGCTCAACAGACCGGGCAAGCCCGAAACAGTGTCGCCAGCCCATGCCAGACGATTGATCAGCTCTTCCTGCGCGCGGGCAGCCATGGTTGCCTTGCGGCTTTCCAGATTGGTGCCTGCCATCAGGGCCGAACGGATCTCCTGCGTCGAATAGCCGTAGGCATCGCCAATGCTGCGGATGGGCGAGGTGAATTCCTTGCCCTTCACATCTGCGCGGGGCAGATCGTTTGCATAGTTGGCAATGATCTTGGCCATGCCCACGCCGTCATACTGGCGATAGGTGATGGTGGTCGCACCTTCGCCAGCCTCAGTCGAGATGGGCAGGAGACGCATGGCGTTGAGCGCGGGGCGCTTGACGTCATAGGTGCGGCTCTTCACATGCTCCAACTGGCGGGCAAAGAAAATGCCTTCGTTGGCGTCAAAGCGGCCAGTGTTCTGGATGGCGATCAGGTCGCGTTCATCATAGCGGTCGGTCATCTTACTTGATCTCCACAAGAGCCAGACCAGCCGCCGAAGTGGCGGTTTGGAAGCGGGCCGAGAATTGCGTGAATGCCTCAATGCCGGTGGTGACTGCTTCGTCAGTCAAGGTGCCGGATGCGACATGCAAATTGGCCACAGCGCCAGCGGCAACAGCATCATTGGTCATGATCCAAAAACGGCCACGCTTCAGGACGTTGACGCTTTCGCCAATGGCAAACTGCACCACGCCAGCGCTCGACTGCTCACGCGCATGGTCGTGGATTGCGAATGCGAAAGCGGCAGCGCCAGAGGTAGCTTTTTTGACCTGACGAGTAGCATTCGTGCCACGCATCAGGGGGTACGCCAGCGGAATGGCTTCTTCGGCAGAAAAGCTGTCGATCAACTGATGGCTAATGCCGTCCAGCATGCCAACGAATGCGGCATCCTGATAAAGGGAAACAGTGGTCTGGCTCATGGGTTAGTCCTTCTTGCCAAGGCGGGCCATGTAGGCCTGATAGGTGTTTTCAGCCGGTGCGGCATCAGCACGGGGCGCGGGAATGCTTGCGCGCTGGCCAGCCATGGCGGCATCGGCGCGGGTGGCAATCGCCATGTCGAAAGCGGCGGCAACGTAGTCATCGCTCTTGCCGGTCATGTCAGCATCGGCGCGAACCGACTTGATGACAGCCTCACGCACTTCGCGGTCGGTCTTGCCAGCGCAATCAACGCGGAAAGGCTCTGCCTGCTTTTCCAGATCGGCGCGGGCCTTCACTTCGGCGCGGGCAGCTTCCAGAGCATCGGAGCGGACCTTTTCAGCGCTGGCCACTTGTTCCGCCAAGGCGTCACGTTCAGCCGCCACGCGGTCGAGGTTGGATTGCAGGCCATCAGCGCGGGCATTGGCAGCCGAAAGGGCTTCTGCTTGCGCGTTGTAGGCGTGGATCACTTCAGGGGCGGCCGGATACGATAGGCCGCTATCGAGCCGCAACTGGCCCATGGTATCAGGCATATGATTGTCCTCTTCTGCCGTGGTTAAAAACGTAGCTGCATCCATCCGCCCAAGGTTCAGGCGGGCATTGCCAGCGCGGCCCTTTTTGACCAGCGCGAGGTGATTGATGCGGGGGTTGCGCTGGATGGCGTCATACTTCTCGCCGTTCCACTCGCCGGGGGTTTCCTCAAGATCCACCTTGTAGCCAAGGGACAGCTCCGAAACGCCGCCTTTTTCGGCAAGGTCGATTGCGTCTGCGTCATGGATGATGATGGGGGCGCGGACGTTATCGCCATCCTGCACACCATCACCCTTGACCACGCCAACAGTCAGCTTCTTAGCGTTAGCCGCCGTCACCATGCCTTGATGGCCGATAGTGATAGGCTTTCCTGCCATGCTGGCGAGGCTGTCAGCGCTAAATACATCTTCTGGCAAGCGCAGTTCGCGGCGCTGCGATCCATCAGCGTTGTAATAGGTCTGGATGCCCACGCGGCCCACAATGGGGGTATCGACAAGGTAACCCTCATCTGTCCGTGTGGCGCGCATGGGCGCTATATCGTAACGGATTGCTTCCATGAGGCGGCACAATACAGAATTGGCACGATGTTTGCAAGGCGCAAGGTTCGTACCAAGTGGCGCGCTAAAAAATGGCCTCCAGCACTATTTGAGATGGAGGCCATTTAATCAATCTTTCGGCCAAACAGCTTCGGAGCGGCATCGACAATTGTGAATGATTATGGTATCACTCGAATACCAATGATACGCAGTTTCGAGGTTGTAGACATGATCCGCAGAAAATTCACTGATGCCCTTTTGGACGACGCGCGACGAATGCTGGATGATGGCCGAGGATGTATCACATTGAAGTCCGTTGCTGAGAAGCTTGGAGTTGATAGCAGTAATCTCTCCCAAATTCTCCGATCTCAAGGATATGTCATCCCTAAGCCTACTAAGCTGGAGCATTGCCGCAAACAGTTGCCTATTAACAGTGTTATTTCTGATTACCGAAGCGGGATCAGTGAGCTTGCCCTCTCCAAAAAGTATGGATGCAGCCGACCTACAATCCGGAGATGTCTTGTTGAGAGTGGAGAAGAAGTCAGAAATGGTAGTGAGGCGAACCTCATCAGAATGAGCCGAATGACCAGCGAAGAGCGTAAGCAGCTTACAAGCGCCGCTAACAAGGCTTCCCGTGGAATACCAGAGCCTCGAAGCCGCAAGATAAAGCGAGCTATCAACACCGAACTGGGAAATGCCATGATTGCTATCGGCCAAGGTGAATATGAGTTTTCCAGCTTGTTGGATAGCAAGGGGATCTCCCATATTCGGCAAAAAGCCGCCGATATCTATAGTCTCGACTTCGCAATTGGAAGCGTCGCCATTGAACTCAAGGCTGGCCGAGGGGGTAACGGACATGTGGCTAGGGACGTATCGCGAAACCGCGTCAAAAATCTGGCCAATCTTGGTTGGCAATGCCTTTATGTCTGTTTCGATAGTGTTGACGCCCTCTTGAGTAGCGCAGATGAGATAATCGCCAACATTGACGCGATCAATCGCGACCCAACCACGATTAGTCAATATCGGGTGATTAGCTGTCGCTTCGACAATTTTACCAGTTTCCGTAACAATCTTGGTCAATTCGCCGCGATTAGTTCTGCGCCAAAGCTTCGAACAACCGTGCGCGTTTTCGATATTTGACCATGAGGGGACGCACCTAACAGGCGTCCCCGGATTGCCATCAGGCGGCGGCTTATCCCACGAATAGACCTTGCCGTTATACTCAGCATGTTCCGGCCTTACGCGGTTATCCATCACGCTGCGCCACGTGTATTTCTTCACCCCCACGCTTTCGAGCCGGTGGCGCGTGAGGCTGGCATTTAACTTGAGCGTTTGATCTTGCGCGATAAGCTTAGCCCGATGCTCCGTCATGGGCCATCGGTCGCGGATTTGCTTTTGCAGATCCCGCACAGAAGCGCCGTTCATGGTGCCGCGCCGGATGATAGCCTCTAGGTCTTTGGCCAGCTTTTCGGGAACGTCCTTAATCAGCGCGGTGTTTTCAGCCACCCAGCCCTCCGCAATGGGCTGCAAATAGGCTTCGTCTTGAAAGACGTTCACGCCTAGCAGGCTGGGCCGTTTACCTTGCGGGTTTTTGGGCGGCAGATCGACGCCAGTGTTGGCCTTAACCACCATGCGGAATTGCGCATGATTGAAATTGGACACCACCTCAAAGCGGCTTGGCAGGGTCTGGATAGTCGCCGCGCCCATAACACCAGCCACGCGGAGGAATTCAGCAATAAGCCGCGCCAGATCATCGCCCCAGCTATCGAGCCTAGCCTCCCTGCGATAAGCCCCGACAATATCGCCCACCTTAGGCAGGATGATAGACCCCGAGGCGCGGTTGACCTCACGGGCATAGCGCAACATGGCGCGGGTGTATTCGCGCTCTGCACTGTCTGGATTGGCGAATAGGGCCTTGGGCATTAATCGCCCTCGCCTTCCATCACATCTCCACCTTCGCCGCCATCTTCCGGCAAGGGTCCGCCTTCAAGCGGCATGGGGTCAATCTCGTATTCCTCTGCGATCTTGGCCCGCACCTCGCTAGGGTCAAGCGCCTGCATGGTGACATAAACGCTAGCCGTGTCGGCCTTTAGCTTGTGGGCTTCCATGTCCAGTTTAAAAACCTCGGCCTTTTCCTTATCAGACGGCACCCAAAGCGGGCAGAACTTGATCAGGTAATCAGGCTGGAACTTGCCCATGCTGTAGAGCACAATCTCCACCAGCCTATCAAGCGGCTTCACGAGCTTTCGCGCCTGCATCTGCCCGATATTAGCATACCAGTTTTCCAGCGCGCCCGCCCCGTTGTTGGATAGGCCGGTCTGCTGTTTACCCAAGAGCAAGGTTTCGGGGATGCCGGTGACAGCGCTCAAAGCCTGCCCGAAGCGGTCAATCAGATCAGGGACGCCCGTGCTAGTCAGGCTCTTGATGTCGTATGCCTCGCCGTCTGCGTCGATGGTGACGGTGTTATTGACGGAGCGGGACATGTCGACGAGGTTGATGCGCTCACGAACGGCATTCTCGCCGTCTTTGGTGCGCAAGAGCTGGCCTAGCCCCTTGATGCTATGCACCGCCTGCTGGCTGCGCTCTAGCAAGGCATTGGCCCAGTAGTGCGACATACCCAGCCGCATGATTTGATCGTAGCAGGATTGCAGCACAGAACCTCCCCAGCCGTCATTTGTCTCGCGGCGGCGGATGGGCACAGGGTCTCCGTCAAAAATCAGGCACCGGCTTTCGTGGACCTCATAGGGGGTAGACGCCACGCCGGATAGGTTGGGGGTGATGCGGTAGGTCTTTACGTCACCATAGCGCATATCCATGGGGTTGTCGTAATACGTGGCGCGGGTTGCGGCCCATCGATCATAGACCCGCAGGCGCTCAATCTTCTTGGCCTTCTCGATGTTGAGCGGCTCTCGCAGGTCTTGCGCGCCATCATCCACTAGCATCACGATAAGCGCCCCGCCATAAAGGCCAGCCCATCGGCAAGCGGTGGCTAAGGCTTCCATCGTGCCAATGCCTTCTAGGATGCTCTCCACATCCTCGGCAACCTGTTCATCCAGCCCATCGATCTCGTAACCGGCCCGCGTCATTTCGTCCGCCGGAAGATCCACAATGCGTCGCGCAAAGCCGTTACCCTCGTAAAGAGCCTCTAGCTGCTGCTGCATCATGGGCGCGGTGATGACTGGCGTGTTGTATGCTGTCCGGTCGCGGGCGTTACCGACGTTCAGGAACACATTGGCATAGCCGCCGTCTGTGCGGGTTACGTCAACCGCGTCTGTGCGGATAGCATCCTTGCGCGGGCGGCCTCGTGGGTTTCCGGTCGGCTTGGTCATAAAATCCCCTTTTTCTGCATCCGTTTTATCAGAAAATGGGGTTTATGCAAATACCATGCCAGTTATAGCAATCCAGCCAGCCAGCTTGTTTGCGGCTCGTCAAAGGCCATCACAAGGCCATCGGCGAGGTTGTGCGATGGAATGCCGCGCTTCTTCAAATCCGCCTTGCTCTCCACCTTTTCCTTGCCATTCACAGTCTCTTTGCGCGGAGCGGTCAATTCGCCCCGAAGCTTTTCCAGCATGGGCAAGCCAGACGGCAGGCTGATTAGCTTGTCAGGATCGAATTGCAGGCCATTGCGCGCTTTCCACGTATTCTCGAACCTGTCGGCCAGTTTGCGCCAGCCTTGGGCTTTAAGGTTATAGAACATGTCCCCGTTGGTCTTGCCGTCCCGATATTCCAAATCAGGGTTGCTTGGCCCCTCGCTGGCGGTCCATCCCGAGAACGTCATGGGCGGTGTTTTGTGATTGTCCGACAATGCCGCACTATGCAGGCGGCGCATTTCACCGCACACAGACGCGCCTACGCCGATGTCATCCGCGTTTATGTGATCCAGCCCATTGCGTAGGGCAATCTCAAACACTCGGCCAGCGGCTGCATTGGGGTCGTCATCATGCCATTCCTCTAGGCCTTCAACAACGCAACCATGCCGCCACAGGAATGCGTTGGGGTCGTTAGCCTTGGTGGCTGTTACCTTACCATCCACACCGCCAGAGACGTCAAAGCCGCCTGTCCTCCCCCCGCCCATGGGAAAGTCGTCAATCTCTATGTGCGCGTCTATCGCAGCATCCACCCACTTACCCTTGATGATCGAATTATCATCAGACGATAGCGGGATACCAAGATAGATGTGCCGATATGCCTCCGGATCGGCCAGTTTAAGCCGCTCCGCCTTTTCCCGCGCCGTGGTGGAGAGAAATGGGTTTTCGGTGTAATTGATATGCCGAATGATGCAGCTATCGCCTAGCAGGTCGGGCAACTTGGCTTGCACAAAGTCTGTCTTGAGCTGGGGGTTCCACAATACCCAGACCTCCGCATTTTCCTTGCGGATTGTGGGGTCGATAATGCCCCATTGATCCTCTGTCAAGGCTTCGCCTTCCTCAATCCAGCAAATGTCTACGCCTTCTGTGCCCTTAATATCCTCAATGTTGCGGGCGATGCCGTAAAACAGAAAATCAGAGCCAGTCTCTTTATGCTGGATGGATGAAACGCCTATTTCGAACTCATCCTGCCAGCCTGCCTCGATGATCTTGTTTTTGATGACAGTATAAACGCTATCGGTGATGCGGTTCTGGAACTGGCGAATGCACAAGAACCTAAGCGTATAGGTGCGCGCAAGGTATGCCGCCATGCCGCCAGCGTCCTGCGTCTTAGACGAAAACCGCCCGCCCTTTAGGAGCTTGTATGGCTTTTGGGTTGTCCAAAAATCGCGGAGGTTAGGGTTTAGCTGATACATCGCGATAGAAGTCGCTAAGCCCCGATCCCTTAGGCGTCATACTGCCATCGCTGCTTGTGTGGTCAATCTCGCGTTTCTCGCGCCATTCTTCAGGAGCGGCATTCTTCAGCGCGAAAATGCGGGAGGTAACCAGCGGGCCGCTTTCAGCCAGCATAAGGTCTCCTTCCAGCTTCATGGTGCGCTTACCCTTGGCGACCTTTATAGCTAAGGAAAATTCAGGGTGGACATTCATCCATTCCAGAATGGTGTCACGCGCCACCCCGATATAACCGGCGAATGCGGCGATAGAATACCCCTGCCCCATGAAGTCAATGACCTCATTGCAATAGGCTGGCTTGTATTTGCTGGGCCGTCCGATTGGGTTGGGGGTATCAGTCATGGTTATGTTTTAGGCGATTGTGTGGGATTAGACAAGCCTTCGCTTTTCCCTGACCAGTTCATGATGATGTTGACCTTAGTGCTTTTGGGAAACACTTTCATGATCACCCATAGCACCGCCACCATCATCCTCCACCCTAGCGCCCATCGTAATTGCGCTATCATGCCGCCTTATCCTTGAGATAGATGCGCCAGATGCCTAAACGCCCTTCCGATTTGGATGAAAAGTCAGCATAGGCACGATAAGACCATACCCCTTGATGTGGCTTGCCGTCTTCAACAGCGTTTACATACAAATCAGGCTCCCTGCCCATGCGGGAAACCTTAGGACCATATGCGTGATGATCGGCGGGGAGGCGGTAGGAGGTGATGTCGATTGATGGGTTTTCCTCAAAATGAGGCCAATCATCAGCCGAATATTCGTCTAACAAGCCAATCATACCATCGCAGTATGTCACCTCAATTCGACCATGGCCCCCATAAGGAAACACCGCCGGATAATGCGTTCCATCAGGCGCTGTGTAGCCGTGGGGGTTGTGGGGGATTGCTGGGCCAAATTCCATCGGGGATCTCCTTGCAGGGGTCTAATGCCTAGGATGTTATCGCTATCCGTGTTAGCGCACGGCCTAGGCACAGCGGTCAGGCTCACGATGGGAAAAAGCACAACAAAACCCATCGCGCCGACTGCCGGTGTTTTAAGCCACCTCCGGCTGGGCTTCCCCTTGGTGCGACCCGAGGGCTAACTGTTTGGGTGGCAGCGATGGAGACGGATTAGCCGCTATGCGGGGTCCGCTAGTCCTTGAGCGCCGCCCCCTACCCACCTTCCGACCGGTTAAAGACCAATCCTACCAGTGGGTAATTTATCAGCCATCGCCATAGCCATAGCCATCGCCATCGCCATAGCCATAGCCATAGCCATCGCCAGAGCCATAGCCAGAGCCAGAGCCAGAGCCAGAGCCAGAGCCAGAGCCATCGCCAGAGCCATAGCCAGAGCCATAGCCATAGCCAGAGCCAGAGCCATAGCCATCGCCAGAGCCATAGCCATCGCCAGAGCCAGAGCCATAGCCATAGCCATAGCCATCGCCAGAGCCAGAGCCATAGCCATAGCCATAGCCATCGCCAGAGCCATAGCCATAGCCAGAGCCAGAGCCAGAGCCATAGCCAATCTGGAATTCTTTATCCATTATGCACCGCCTGAGCGCGAATGATACGCTCCGCTTCTGCGCTGCACTGGATGACTTCGCAGTTTTCGGTAAGCGTCAAACGCTCAACAGGTGCGGAAAGCTTGCTATCCTCATGCACACCGGCAAGAGCAATCGCGTTTAGGAAGTCGCCATTTCCAGCCACCTTCCAATACCAGAGGCGGCGGCTTTCGGTCAGGGTGCATTCGCGCCCATTGGTGCTTTCCAAAACACCCGCATGGACGCCAGCATCACGGCAACGCACGATCACATACTTGCCGATCATGGGGTTTGCCTGCGATTTGGTTTCTTGCGCGCCAAACATGGCCGCAATTTGCTTCAACTGTTCATAGGTCAGATCATCAATGTTCATTGGCTTATCCTTCGGGGGCCGGGGGTCAAATGGCGCGAGACGGACCCCCGTCACATCCCGCGCCGCTCGTCGGTTAAGACTAGCTGATTATGGTTTGCCTGATTAGGCTGGGGTGGTCAAGACGTTCTGATGCACCATACATCGCCGTAATCGTCTGTGCGGATGCAGTATTGCGGACCGCCTCGTTTGTTCCTGCGGCTGATGTTTGCAGCGATTGCGTTACGCTTGCGTGGCGGGACTAAAAATCTATCCCCCGCCAGCATGGAAGAAAATCCCCACTCTGGCGGTCGCTTACTAGACCGTGGCTGATAGCGTGGGGGAATTGCAGGGTCCATGGGGATATCCATTGTGGGGCCGAATCCCCTTGGGTTATCGGGCTGCGCGTTCACGAAGGTAGCGCTTAATGGCTTTCATGCGGCGTTCGCGGGCATGTTCTGCCAAGCGCTGATCTGCCACTTCGTTGCTTACAGTGTGGATCGCGGTCCAATTAGCAGCGTTCTGGCTGATGGTTTGGGCAGTCTGTTGCGTTGCGAAGCAGTTGGTCATTTCCGTATCCTTCCGTTCTTATGCCCCCATATTAACACCATCGCCTGACTGGTCAACAGTTAATTTGCGCCTCGGCTGATTTTTTATTCACCCTGCAAAACTTCGGTCAATTTCTGGCAATAATGCGCGGCCTTGGCAGCGTTTTGCAGAGGTGTGTCTTTGTCGTTCAGGCGCATGAGGTATTTGAGCGCATTACCGCGATAATAGGCTACCCGCTCTGCCATCGGCCGTGTGCCCACAATATCCCATGGCTGGATTGCCATTTGCTTGTAATGGTCCCCGCCCTCTTGGCGTTCCGATGCTTTCACCGTTATTCTCCGTTTTAAGCCGTTATGCGCCACCAACCATCCTAGGGTAGCGCATAACTCGATTTACGCGCTCTAGAGTGCCTCTCCGGCCAAATTATCGGCAAACAACCCCTGCCGGATCATCTCAGCTTGCGTCTCCGCAATGCACTTGGCTTGATGCACCGCCTCGTATGGCACGTTTACCCCGTCGCAGTTGGCGATAGCTTCCGCCAGCTTGTTTGCGACAAGGGCAAGAGCGGTGGCGTAGTGGTGGGCGTCTGTCATTTGGTTTCTCCGATTTGTGCGAGGGTTTTCTTTGCAGCGCATCCGCCGCATTCAACGGGGCTTAGTTTGCCGCAACAGTCATGCGCCTCCCCCATCTCGCATAGGTCGTTTCCGTATTGCGCTAGAGCCTCCCGCGCTATGGCCAGCTTGTGCTGGTATTCAGCAATGATGCGGGCATATTGGACTTTGGCAGGTTCTCCCGCACTAAACCATTCACGAATGTCATCCTTCATAGCATCGCACACATTGGGATCATCCATCGCTCCGGACAGCCATTTGCCCAAGTGAACGGACGCCATAATTGATCGGCCAATCAGATTGTTCTCCTCTGCGATAAACTCATCCGGCGGCGTTTTCTGGTTTTCCATCTCTTATCCTTTCGGTCTAGCGAATAAAACATACCGGCCAATGGTTGCCATCTTGGCGGGGGCGTATCTCCCACCCTTGGCGCGGTTGCGGATCTCATCGGTGGTTAGGTGGGTGATGTATAGATCGATCAGAAGCTGGGTTATGCCGCCGCCTTGGGGCTTGGGTGGCTCATCAGGGAATAGGCTGGCCATCAGGGTTTGGGCTTCTGTCATTTGCGAAGCGCTGCCCTGCGTTCACTTGCTGCCACCATGGCCGAGAACCCAAAGTTCCCGCTCTGGCGCTGGGGCTGTTGTTTGGCCAACCAATCCGCCTTGAACGACTGCCAGCCGCGCTCTGCGCATGTCTCGATTGCCTGCGCTAACGTAACGCCAGCTTTCACCGCTTCGCGCTCAATTGCCTTCATGGCAGTTTCCGTCAAAGGGGCGCGCTTGGATTTGCGAACGGCGAGGAAGTCAGACCAGACTTGCGCGTCAACACCATCTGGCTTGGCAGGGGATGGTGAGCCGCGCTTTACTATTGACGGTTCATTGATGGTTATTGATGGTTTGGGTGACACTGTGTCGGGGGTCCTGCGACTGTGTGTCACCCCCGTGGTGACTTTCTGTCGGGGGTGACTTTCTGTCGGGGGTGACACTGTGTCGTGGGTTTGATCGAACAAAGCATCAATGTTTACCTGATAGGTATGCGGCTTTCCAATCGCTTCTTTGATCCAAAGGAAATTGGCATCACACAAGGATTTGATAGCCCTTTGCACAGTCCTATCTGAGCAACTGCATTTTTTCGCCAAGGTAGACACCGCTGGCCAGCACGATCCATGATCGTTCGCATGGTCGCAGATGCACAAGAGAACCATTTTTTCAGTGATGGGGATTGGCAAGGTCCATGCTGCCGACATAAGCTTGATGCTCATTGCAGGGCATTCTCAAACACTATCGCATAAGCCTTAATTTGGCCCGTTCTGCCATTCCTTATCCCTGCATCCGCGATATACCCACCATCCCTCAAGCCCGAGATATTGCTAATCACGGTCTTGCGATTTTGTCCGGTAATCTCGCACAAATTAGCAATAGGCAAATGCACTATGCCTTTTTCGCTGTCAGCGTAGTGGCACATAGCAATAAGTGTGAATTTCATGCTACTTGGCAAATTTGCTTGGCCAAACGCCCAGTTTACCGCAGCAACGCTCATTGATCGCCACCCATGATAGCTTGAGATACAGGCGCAATGGTGCTATAAATTCGCATGTCGGAAAGCTCCTATTTCCGGTAAAAATTTAGGGCGGGGTTTTCAGCGACCCCGCCCTTTTCTTTTACCCAATTTAGGAACTGTTTGCAAGCCCTATCCGCGCACCGCCTGAAACGCCCCATGGAAATCCCCGAAGGCTGATCCAGTCTCTCCGTTGCGCCGCTTGTCGCTGATAAACTCCACCTTTCCCTCGTATTTTTCCATAGCTTGCTGCCACTCGATCAACTCCGCGCCGGTCAAGTCTGCCTGTTGCTTGCGTAGGTAATACTCCATGCGAAGCAGAAATATGACGTTGTTTGCATCCTGTTCCATCTGGCCACTTTCGCGCAGATCGGAAAGGTTCGGTCGCTTGTCTGGCCTTGCCTCCACCGCTCTGGATAGCTGGGCGAGGGCTAGGATCGAAACACCTTCATCCATACAGATTTGCTTCAGGCCACGGCTGATGCTGTCAACGTCCGAGGTACGGCCTCCGGTGGATTTGTCAGGCGTCATAAGCTGTAGGTAGTCAATCACGATAAGGCGCAATTCAACGCCTCTGGAAGCCATCCGGCGCTTGTGCTGCCTAACTAGGCTCCTCATGCGCGATGGCGTCATTGTGCCGGTGCAAACCAGCCGCAAAGGCATCTTGCGCGCAACCTCCCGCGCCTGCCCGATACGCTTTCGGTCAAGCTGGTCTAACTCGCCGCTGCGGATCTTGCTGTAATAGGTGCCGCCAAGGTCAAAGCATAGATCGGAGCAAATACGCCCGCCTAACTGGTCAGCTCCAACCTCGAATGAGAAGAACAGAACCCCATAGCCCTGCTGCGCCACGCCGTTAGCGTAGGACACGGCAACTGCGGTTTTGCCCATGCCGGGGCGGCCTGCCATGATCGTGAAGTCCGTAGGCCGCAAATCACCCATCACGCCATCAAGCGAGGGGATGCAGCCGCTAGTCACACCGCAAGCGCCGTTCTCAATCCCTGCTATCATCTCATCGATAGCTTCTAGCGCGTCCGGCTGGTGCAACTGCTGTTCGCTGCGTTCGGATATGATAAGATCCACGCCAGAAACAATTTCAGCCACATCGACACGCATATCAGCGCAGGCCTTGGATGCACTAGCAAGCCCATCCCTGATCGATCTACGCCGCGCCAGATCGGCAACAATGCGCGCCATATCCGCCACGGGATGCAGGCCAACGTCACTTGTTAGGCGGGCGAGATAACCAAGGCCACCAAGGCGCGCTAATCCTGCATGGTCTGTAAAATGGCCCTTGATAGCCACAGGGCTAGGCGACCGGCCAGCACCAATCTCGCGCGTGACAATCTCGAAAATATCAGCATGGACCGGATCTGCAAAGTCATCGGCTTTCAAGATGTCCGCTATATCCTCTAGCGATAGAGGATTGGTCATCAGCGAGCCAAGGATGTAGGCTTCTGCATCCAGATTAAGCAGGGCTTCACTCACGATTGCCACCCCTCGCCGCAATCTCTGCATTGGCATATTGCTCATATGCCGTCTGGCGGATCACAATCCACGCGGGGCTAACGCGCAGTTCTGGCCTAGCGCGCTCTGTCAGCATGATTGCTTGATGGGCTGCAAAGGCGTCCTTTTCTTGTGCATCCAGCACATCCTGCCTAGTCGGTTCCATCGGTGCCTCCTATGTTATGCGTAACTGAATTGTCGGAAAGCAGGCGCGGAATAAGGCAGCGCGCAAAGGGAAGTCTCTAACGATCATTCCCTTGCAATCCTCGACCACATCCACGCCGTTTTCGGTGTAGCTAAAGTCGGGGCGGTATCCTGCGACAGATCCATTGCCCAGCTTGACCGGCCTGCCATCTACGTAAAACTTGAAGCTTGGCTCGATCACCAAATCCTCAATTTCACCAGCGCGCTGCAACAGGTGCAATTCATCGCAGCGCTTAGCCTCCTTGCGGCTGGGGTGAGAGTGCCCAGCCGCGCAGATGGTTTTCTTTGCCCCGTATTTGTGGCGCTTCATGAATACACCGCGCCACTATGGCAAATTTGCAAAACTATTTCACCAAGCGGAGATGTCCTATACATTGGCACGCCATTAGTAGCCCTCCCATATTCCACCTCTGCAAGGCCAAGTTTTACCAAGTGACTAGCAACACCTCCCTGCCTTCTATGGCATCCGCAATAAGGTGCTAAAGAGAACGTTTTTGAAAGATGCCGTAAAACATCCCACTGATTAGCGGTTAGTTTTTTTGCAATATCCTTTGGGCTTTCGGCCATCAGTCAATCCCCAGCACATTGCGGTAAACGTCAACGATGCTTTCCAGCTCTCGGCGGTCGTCCGGCTTCATGGCGCGCAGACGCACAACCATGCGCATGGCCTTCGGATCATAGCCCGCGCTCTTGGCTTCGGAATATACATCCTTGATGTCATCTTGGATGCCCTTACGCTCCTCGGACAGGCGTTCAATGCGCTCAATTAGCAGGCGCAGGCGTTCATCGGCTTCAATCATTTTCCGTTCTCCTCTTGGTCAACATCCGCAACAGTCCGATGGTCGCGGTATGGGAAATCGTTAGGCGCTGCTATGGGCTGGGGAACATCCCGCCCAAGGGAAGCGCATATGTCAGCGCAGGTCTTGCGAACCGCTTGCTTGGCGAGATAGCGGTCTATGTCGCGGGCTGTGCGGAACTTATCCATATCATCCCCCTATGGCTGGGAAAAAATCAGGTGGAAGGTTTACCCCCATGCCAGCGGCAATGCGGGCGACTGCGGGCCGGTATCGGTGCGGAACCCCTCGCTTAGGCCATTGGTGTATAGCGCTGGCCTTTACGCCTAGCGCCTTTGCGAGAGATTTAGCACCGCCGACTTGTTTGATTAGGTCTTTGTGCATGGCAGTAAACTGACAGATGGTTAGGCCCATGGCAAGCAAAAAATCTAACATTGCGTTATTGACGGGCATTTGATTTTCGGGCAGTAAGGGCTAACGGCAAAAACCGAACGGAAGGATTGAACGTGATTGAGAAGTCAGACAGCATCAAAGAACTGGCAGCCGCTATGGCGAAGGCGCAGGGCGCGGTTAAGGGCGCTCTGAAAGACAGCAAGAACCCCCACTTCAAGAACAACTACGCCGACCTCGCCAGCGTGTGGGAAGCCTGCCGTGAAGCATTGGCCGACAATGGCCTCGCCGTGATGCAGTTCCCCACCGACTGCGAAGGTGGCCGGATTAACGTTGTTCAGCTTGTCACCCATGCCAGCGGTGAATGGATCCAGTCGACCGTTTCCATCCCTCTCGCCAAGGTAGACGCGCAAAGCTACGGCAGCGCCACGACATACGCCCGCCGCTATGCTCTCGCCGCCGCTGTTGGCGTGGCTCCTGAAGATGATGACGGAAACGCAGCCGTGAATGGCAATGGCGCTGACAATTCAGCCCGCCAGAAGCCTATCGCCGCGCAGACTATCCCCAATGCATCGCAGCCCGCCATGATCGATGACGCGCAGGCAACCAAGATCCAGATGATCTGCAAAGCGCTGGGCGGGAACACGCTGGCCGATATGATCGCCGCCTATGCTTCAAAGCATCCACACATTCGCACCATCAATGACTTTACCGCAAAGCAGGCAGACCAAGCTATCGACCGCCTCAATCAGCGCTTGGCCGAGCGGGCAGCGGAAGAAACCAACAAAAACCTTGGTGATGCTTTGGGCGATAGCCTGCCTGAATTGGGGGGCGCGGCATGAGCAATCCAATGAAGCCCCTCCGCGACTTTTCGGACCTGCACAAAGCCATTGAAGCCCTTCGCCCTGATGACGCCGATTACATCATCCTTTCGGTTGGCGTCCGCGCTCCGAATTATGACTGCCCTGATGGCAATGGCGTTGTCACCATCCGTATGGGCTATGATGAAGCCACTAGCGAGGCAGTGCATATTTCGGATGCAGTGGCTTTGGCGCGGGGCAAGATAATCAAGGCCCGCGAAGCCGAGAAGAAGGCCAAAGCGGAAGCTAAAGAAAAGGCCAGCCAATGACCGACCGCCAAGCAATCGGGGGAAACAATCCCCCACCATCCGAAGCCTTCGCGCTTGAGATTGAAGATCTGATCGGCCTGATTAGCGCAACGCTGGCGGGCGGGCCGGTGGAAACCGACTTGCAGGAAACCGCGCTCGATGGCCTGCTGGATGATGTGCGCCGTGTTCGTAAGGATGCAGACGCGCAACGGGCGGCGGAAAAGAAGCCGCATGATGACGCTGGCAAGGCGGTGCAAGCCACGTGGAAACCTTTGCTGGAAAAGTGCGATAAGGGCGCGGATGCTATCAAGGCTGCTCTCACGCCTTTCAGGGAGGCCAAGCAGCGCGCTATTGAGGAAGCCGCACGGAAAGCCCGCGAGGAAGCTGAGGAAGCCCGTAGGAAGGCGCAAGAGGCATTGCAGGCCAGTGATGACCTAGAGCAACGCCTTGCAGCAGAGGAAGCCCTTAAACAGGCTGGAAAGCAGGAAGCCGCCGCCAAGCGTATCGACAAGGCACCGACCGGCCTACGCACCCGATGGGTGGCGCGGATCGATGACCAGAGGGCGGCCCTGATCGACGTGTTGAACAAGAACCCCCAGCCCATTCTTGATGCGTTGGTTGGGGTAATCAATGCCGAAGCGCGAGGGGCTAGGAAGCCTATCGCTGGTGTAACCTATATCGAAGTGAAGGAGGCGGTTTGATGCCATGGCAAGAAATTTTAACTAAAGGCTCAGGCCTTGTTGCTTACGCCTTATCCATTGCATTCCTATGCCAAGGAAAGGCAGATTTTGCGACATACAATCTTATTTTGGCAATTTGGATTTGGAGTAAAAAATAATGCAGACAATCGTAATTGCAGGCCGTCTGGGCCGAGACGCCGAACTCCGTGAAGCTGGCGGGACTTCCGTTTGCAGCTTCACCGTTGCAGTCGATTACCGCGATGGGCGGGACAAGAAAACTAACTGGTGGCGCGTTAGCCTCTGGGGCAAGCGTGGCGAGGCTCTGGCGCAATACCTGACCAAGGGGACAAGCGTCACTGTCTCCGGCGAGTTTTCGCTTTCAGAATATGACGGCAAACCCCAACTCAACATTCGCGCCAATGATGTGACTATGCACGGCGGGCGGTCTGAAGGCGGGCAGGAGCGTCAGGAGCGTCAATCGTCCGGTGGATCTGACTGGGGCCAGAAACCAGCCGGTAATGCTGGGTTTGCTGATGATTTGTCGGATGACATACCCTTTGTCACCAACAATTCCATTTACTGATGGCTAAAGCGCCAACATCAGAAGACCGGCGCAGATTTGATCGTATCGCCGCCATGGGCTGTTTAGTCTGTGGCGGCGCTGCGTCTATCCATCATGTAACCGCTTCGATCCATGGTGGACGTTTGACGCGCAGGCATGACCGCGTAGTGCCGCTATGCCCTATGCATCACCAAGCCGTGTTTGATCCCTACGCCAGCGATCCTGTGAGTGTGGAGCGCCTTGGACATGGCGGGTTTTTCCGTAAATTTGGGATAGACCTCTTAGCGGAGGCAGAAAGGCTTGCAGATGGCTAAAACAATCTGGCTAGTAGGCCACAGCCAGCGCGAATATGCCAAGAGCATGATCAATGTTGCGCCAAAAGGTTATGTGGTCAAAATCCACGAGCCGACGCGCACGGATGCGCAGAATAGAAAGCTCTGGCCAATGATCGACGACTTGCGCAGGCAGGTGCCAGAGCTTGCCACATTTTCAGCCGAGGACATGAAGCTGCGGTTCCTTCACGCGCTGGGCGTGGAATTGCGCTTCCTACCCGCTCTGGAAGGCGCTGGAGCGTTTCCAGTGGGCGCAAGGTCTAGCACCCTTACCAAGACGCAGTTTGCCGCCCTGATAGAGCTTATTTACGCTCTGGGCGGCAAGTATGGCGTCCAATGGTCTGCTAGATCGCTTGACGGCTTTGACGATCTAAGGGCTTGCCAATCGGATCATCCTAGCCCATAAGGATTAGGCCTTTTGGCACCCTTCCTCCTATCCGTTCCAAACTGCCCCGCCAGAGTGATCTAGCGGGGCGTTTTTTTATGCGCAAAAGAAAAGGGCCGACCTTTCAGCCGACCCTTCCGTTTATTAACAGGCGCCACAAAGCGCGAGCTACGTCCTAGTCAAACGTAATTTCGCAGTTCGTGGCGCCTCCGTCAAGCCCCAATATGCCGAATGCAGGCGTCAACTAGCCGCTGGAATGGCTTGTAGGTTTTATACATATCCTCACCCCTCCGCCAGTAACCAATCCCAACGGTCCCAGAGATGAATTTCATGCGCTCCAAATCTGCCCATCGGACGCCGCATCGTTTGGACAGTAAACAAACTGCCGCGATAAACTCGGCTTCATCCTCTGTCTTTTTCTTGCTTGTGACCTTGAATGTTTTTGGGATGTCAAAAATTTCGCGACACACGCTTATTAGGCGTTCGGTCTTCTGTTCATACATCCCAAATTCGATGTTTTGTTTGCGAGGCCGAGAGTATGTCTCGACAGTTTTATTGCCACCCGCTTTTTCTGCCACTGCCTTAGCATGACAGGTGCGACATTTGGCCACGCTTCCATTATAAAAATGGATGTTTTCGTGTGTGCGAGGGTGGCCGCATGAAAACTCACTTTTGAAACGAGACTTTCCGTATTTTTCTTTCAGCACACGATTTATGTCGGATAGATCCAGCTTTTCGCGGAAATTGTTAAACACCTCCACGCTGATTTTGTTGGGGTCGCGCAGGTATGCAATGCGCTTGGCATAGGTGATCATTTCAGTGCGGGTAGCCATGGTTAGTCTTTCAGGATGGCAGGGCGGTTAGGGGCGGCAATGCCGTATTGGCGAAGGGTGCGCTGGGCGCGTTGATACCACCATCCTTGCTCACCAACGGAGAGGCGGGGGTAACGGTCTTCACCGTGGCGGACATGGCAAAGCTCGCGGGCGCAGCGCTCCACGAGGTCCACGCCTTTGATGCTTCTGGCTAGTTCTAGCCAGTCTGTGCGGGGTTTGATCATGGCTTAGCCTCCACCGCCCTGCGAAGCTTGGCGAGGGTAAGCGGGCGGGGCGTTACCTCACCTTTCTCCCACCGCCAGAATGTGGTTGCGTTTACGTCAGCGCGTTGCAGAAACTCCGCAAGGCTGATCAATCGTTCGGATGCTGCCACACGGACAGCTAGGGGGGTTAGGTCGGTCATTGGCTGGCCTTATGCTTGGCGAGAAAATCTTTGATCATGTCTTTAGGCTCGATATCGAGAAGCCAATAGCGCTCAAGTTTGGTCATGATCCCCACCGCCTCCACCAGCCTCTCCTTGGTGGCGGTGAGTTCGGTGCGGAGGGCGGCGTTTTCTTCTGCCACCTCCTTAGTAGTCATCGCTGGCATACCATTATTAAATGCTCGAATAGCGTTGTTCACCGCCGCCAGTTTGCGGGTCAGGATTTCAATGGCGGAGGCGGCGTCACTCATGGTGGTCGCGGATGCGTCCTTGGTGATTTTGCCGATACTAGTGCTGGTGTCGTGGTAATTCACCTGCTTGCGCAACCGCTCCACCAGCCCGCTATAATCATTCCCACTCATTCCAAATCTCCAAATTGCAAACCCCAGCACATTGCCAAGGCGTTTTCCATGCCGCTTTGTCGCATTGCTTTTTTTTGCTGTCAATTGCTTTTTATGCTTGCGTTAAGCAAAAAGATGGGCGACAAGAGGTCAACGGCAACAAGCTGGAACGGAAGGAATTGAGCATGAAGGAAGTCAACGGACACTTCGACATGGAATTCGAGCGCGGCGATGACTGCTTTGAAGCGGTCGTTTATTACACCGCCGAACGCCATTGGAAGGACGAAGGCACTGAGATCACCATTAACTGTGCCGAGCGTGATGGCGTGGAATTTGAACTGACCGATGCCGAACATGCCGCCGC